GTTATCACCTTTCCATTCTTGCAGTCGATCAATGACGCGGTGAGCCTTGCGTTCAATACGCAGTTTTCCGCCGCCGATAGTCGCTACAAGAAATTTACCTTCTCCGGCTCCAGCACCGGCGCCGCCACGCTCTATCCGCGCATGGATTTGTTGCCGGGTTTGCGCGAGTGGCTGGGCGACCGCGTGGTGCACGCGCTTTCGATCAGCAGCTTCTCGATTACAAACAAGGAATTCGAGGGCACGATTTCGGTCAAGCGCAGCGATATGGAGGATGATCAATACGGCATCCTTGCGCCGGCGGCGGAACAGTTGGGCCAGAATGCGGGCTTCCTGCCAGACCAGCTGATCGCGAAGCTTATGAAGAACGGGCACACTGCCCTAACCTACGACAATCAGAATTTCTTTGATGTCGCGCATCCGAACCCGAATTCCGACGGCACGCCCGGCACGATCGCCAATTACCAGGCGGGCGGCGGGGCGCCCTGGTATCTGATCGATACCCGGAAGACCTGGAAGCCGTTCATCTACCAGACGCGCCGGCCGTTCCAAATGATCCCGAAATTCTCAATGACCGATGAGGCCGTGTTCTGGAATAAGGAATTCGAGTGGGGCGTGGACGGCCGGTGCAACGCCGGCTACGGCTTGTGGCAGACATGTTTCATGAGCCTGGCGCCGCTGAGCGTGGCGAACGTTCAGGCCGCGCGCACCGCCATGGCCAGTATTCGCCGCCCGGACGGCACGCCGATGGGCATTAAGCCCACAACCCTCGTTTGCGGCACGTCGCTTTATCCCGATGCGCTGGCGCTCGCGACCAACGAGTTCTTGCCGATCGACGCGAATACCGGCGCAACCACGCTTTCGCCGAACCCGCTGCGCGGCATGTTCGAAGCCTACGAAGACGAGTGGCTCAACTAAGGCGATCGATGGTCTGATGCAGATTTTAGTCTTCTGCACCGCGCCCGGGATGATCCGGGCAGGGGTGCGCCACCAAAGCTTCGATGCGCACTTGGCCAGCGAATTCAGCGCCGACCAGTTGCGCGAGCTGATCGCCGATCCGCGGTTTGTGGTGGCCGTTGGCCAACGGCTCGCCGCCGACCAGGTGGATGATTTCTTTTTGAAGAATACCAGGGCTCCCGAGCATGCCGCCAGCGCCGACGCGTTGGAGGTCGGCAAGCAGCCAGGCGGAGTATCCGGTGCGTCTGAAATCGGCGCCGGCTCTGCATCCGCCACCAGCGAGTTGGGCTCGGACGCCTCGCTGACCTATAACCCCGGAGAGCGTGCTGGCGGTGCCAGCACAGCCACGAGTGCGGATGCGGCAGAGGGTAATGCCGCATCCGCCGATGCACGGGGCAAGCGCGGCGCTGCAAAGGCACGCCGTTAATGGCTTACGCCGCTGTAACGGATATGGTCAGCCGCTTCGGGCTGAACGAAATGATCCGGCTTTCCACGCCCGATGGCGAAGAGCTGACGGAAGTAAATGCGGGCATCGTGAACGCGCGCCTGGCCGATGCCTCTGCCATGATCGATACGTATCTGCGCAAGCGGTATCAGGTGCCCGTTGCCGTGACCCCGATCCCGGCCGAGCTGAACCGGGCCGCCTGCATCATGGCGCGATACGACCTTTCCATGGGCGGCGATAAGGAGCCGCCGGAACAAACGCGCCTCGCCAACAAGGCCGTTATCGAGTGGCTGGAAAGCATCCGTGACGGCAAGAGCGTGCTGAGCGGTGCGATCCCGGCCGGTAGCGAGAGCTATGCCCAGGTCAGCGTGCGCGGCCAGAACATCACCAACCCCGCCGCCAGCGGCATCGTGCCCGCGCCTTATGGCGACGGCTTTATCCAGGACGGCGGCTGCTATGATGGCGGTGGCTGGTAAATGGGCGCGCAAAACACCGGCCCGCTTTCTGATCCCGGCCCGATTGGTTGGATGATGATGGGCATTCAGGAAAGGCTGAAAGCGGGCTTTCCGGCCAATTTGTTCGACCATGCGATGATGCCGCAAAAGGCAGATCGGAAATGGTTCGAGCGGAATTTCCGCCGCACCGCGCTGGTGGCGGTGGGCTGGAACGGCACCGCCGCGGAAGGCGAAGGCGCCGTTTTCGGTGGGCATGCGAATTTCACCGTGGCACTGGTGACGAAGAACCCGAAAATCGAGGGTCGATATCTCGGCGATGCGCTTTCGCCAGGGCTTTTCGGCATGCTGCGCGTAGCGACGCTGTTGCTGAATAATTTCGTGCCGAAGAGCGCCAGCAATAGCTGGAGCGCGTCTCGATCCAGCGTCGTGACGTCGATCGGCAATATCTACACCGAGGAATGGGGCGACGAGAACACGGCGATCGGCGCGCTCGATCTCTCCATCCTCTACGAGGAAACGCTTGTTCCAGGGTTGGAAGAGAGCCCGAGCGGCTCGCTGAGCCTGGATTGCGGCTGGAATTTCGGCGGCGCGGACCTGCTGACCGCCACTATCGGAGGGGCCTGATGCCCGTAACAAAAGTCATGGTGCGGCCCGGCGACGGGCGGGTCGTTCTGATCGAGGGCCGGCGCAAGCTGATCGGCGCCGGGCTGAAAAACGCGACGGAAATTCCGCCCGCGGGCATCGCCGTGAAACGCACCACGTACATCAATCGCCGCATTGCGTGCGGTGACCTGGTGATTGTGCCGGCGCCCGCGCCCGCGCCCGTGGCGGCAACCGCCGCGCCGCCTGCGCCGCCCGCGACGGCCGCCCAGGCCGCGGCCGGAGCAGCTCCGACGCCGGCGTCGGCGACTGCCAAGGCTGCGGCGGCGGCTGCTGCTACCAACACCGATGCAAAGGGGGCCTAAGCCTTGTCGGACAGCCTGAGCGGAACGCAAATCACGCCCACGATCACCTTCAACCAGGTGCCCGCAAATCTGGTTGTTCCGGGTGATTACATCGAAATCGATACCGACTATTCGAATATCGGCCTGTTGCCGGTGCCGGCGCGCGGGCTGGTGATCGGCCAGGGCCGCGCAGCCGGCATCGGCACGCTCGGTAAGATTTATTCGATTACCGCGAAGGGCCAGGCGGAGAGCCTGTTCGGCTTTGCAACGCCGGTCACCGATATGGTGAACGCGTGGCTCGCGGCCAATCCAGGCATTCCACTCGACGCGGTGAACGTAGGGCCGGGCACGGGCTCGGTGGTGGCCGCGGGCGGCATCGCCTTCTCGGCGGCGGCGACGATCGCCGGCAGCCAGGCCATTGGCGTGGCCGGGAACCGCATTGCGTTCACGATCGAGCCCACCGATACGCCGGCGGAAATGGCCACCAATTTCATGGACGCGGCCTACGCTTTGATGCCGGCCGGGCAATGGCCGGTGGCGTTCGCGGTTGTCGAAGGCACGCCGGGTGAAGTAGCGATTACCGCCATTTGCGCCGGCGCAATCGGTAATTGCTATGATATTCGCGTCGATCCCGCGCTCGGCGACTATACGGTGCCGGGCGTGGATATCGCGATTACCGCAATGACCGGCGGTGAGGGCGTTCCTGAAATCACCGCCGTGCTGGCCGCGATCGCCACGACGTGGTACACGGATGCCGTCACATGCTTCACGGATACGGCGCAGACGCTGGCGGCGCTGCAGCCGGCGCTGATTGAGCGCGCCGGGCCGATCAACCCGTTGGATACCTACGTGACGATCGCCTGGACGGGCACGCAGGGCCAGCTGGCCGGCCTCATGTCCCAGGATGTGAATTGCGAGTATCTCGTCGCCCTTGGCGTGCAGAACCCGCAGCAGCCGCCATGGGTGTGGGCTGCATCGTTGTCGGCGGTTGCCGCCGCGGCGCTTCTGGACGATCCGGCGCGCCAACTGAAAACGCTGGTGCTTCCTGGCGTGATTGCGCCGGCGCCGGCGGACCGGATCATGTACGAGGAGCAGGCCGCGCTGCTGACAGACGGCATTGCCACCTTCGACGTGGCGCCGGACGGTTCAGTGATCCTGCAGCGCGTCGTGACAACCTACACTGAAAGCGCCGACGGCGCGCCGGATACGAGCTGGCAGGACGTCATGACCCCGCGCGTCATGACCCGCATCCGGTACGACTGGACGCAATATCTGAAGCTGGTCTACCCGCGGAACAAGCTGGCTGACGATGGCAGCGTGGCCGCCGAATACGACCCCAGTGTGGCGACGCCGACGCGCCTGAAAAACGCCTGGGCGGCGCGCAGCATGCTCTACGAAAAGCAGGGCTGGATCGAGAATTCGGCCGAGACCGCGCAGCAAGCAATCTTCGTGCGCGACGCGAACAACCGCAACCAGGTGAACGCGCAGATGCCGGTGCAGGTGCTCGGTAACCTGATGATCAACGCCCAGCAGCTCGTGTTCGACGCGGGCGTTTAAGGAGAGCTTTCGATGGCGCAGACCCTTGGTCTTATCGCACTGACCTGGCGCGGCCAGGCGCTCAGCATCGAGAAGGGCGGCAAGGTGAAACTTGGCGGCCTTATGCAGAAGGAAGTGATCACCGGGCAGCAAGTGAATTACTGCAATGAGATGGTCGCCAGTGAAGTGACCGCGAACATGAAAATGGACGCGAACACGGTGCTGCTCGGCATTTGGGCGCCCGGCCAGGGCGAACTGCAGGTAATCTGCGACACGGGCCAGAGCTACGTGTGGGGCGATGCGTTCCTGACCAATATGCCGGAATTCACCGCCGGTGACGGCGGCAAAGTGCCGCTGAAATTTGGCGGTGGCGCGCCGCTCGAGCTCGTCTGACCGCGCTTCGCGAACGATAAGAAGCAAAAGTTTTTTGCTTCTTTTTTTCAAAAAAGAAGGAGTTTCCCTTGGAAGAAAATGTTGTCGTGATCGGCGACCTGGCGCGGCCTGATACTGCCAGTGACGTGGTGGTATTGACAGACGCCGAAACCGAGAACGCGTTGCCCAAGCACGCGAAGCTGAACGACGACGGCACAGTCACGCTGCCGCTTTTCGTGCCGGTATCGCTGAAATACGCGTCGGCAGCCGGCGGCGTGGTGAAGGAGGATAACTTCACCGAATTCAATATGCGGCGGCTCACCGGCGGCGACATGGAGCTGATCCAGGGCGCCGGCGCTGGCCAGGCGGCGAACGTGGCGATCGCGCTGTCCGCCGGCATTCAGCGGCAGATGTTCAAGGTATTGAGCAAGAAGATGGACGGCGCCGATTTGCAGGCGGCCGGCGCGGTGGTGACGTATTTTTTAACGAATGGCCCCAGGACTGGCCGGTCATCCTAGCCGGGCTCGGCCAGTTCTATCACTGGCCGCGCGCTGACCTGGAGAGCCTGACGGCACCTGCGGCCGCTTTCTGGCAAGATGCCGCGGCCCGCTTCGTGGCGGCTGCAAAGGCCGCGCAAGAGTAATCGAGGATCGCATGGCGGCAAGTCTGGTAGCCTCGCTCGTTCTGAAGCTGGAAGACCAGCTTGGCGGTGGGCTGACCAAACTGACCGAGCAGCTGGACAAGCTGCGCAACGTCGGAAAGTCGATCGGGCTGCCGGGCCTCGGCGAAAAAGCATCGAAAGACGCCATCGAGCTCGCCCGCCAAATTGGCAACGTAAGCGAGCAGATTTATCGCATGCAGCAGGCGACGCGCGAGGGCACCGCTGGCTTCGAAAGCATGGTGCGTGTCGCGCGATCGGCCATGAACGGGATCGCCGAGGCGACGGCCGGCATTCGTGCGCGCGTGGGCGGTATCGGTCATTCCGCCAGGGAATTCGGCGAGGCCGGCGCCAATGTCGTCAATAGCGGACTGGGCGCCGCAGCCGAGGGCTTCGCGGTTTACGAGCCGATCAAGAAGTACGCCGATCAGGAAAACATCATCCGGCATATCGGCATTACGGAAGGGCTAAGCGGCAAGGCGCTCGACGATCGCATTGCCTATTTGAAGGAGTTCTTCCGCACCGATGCGCTGAAAACCGGCCAGAGCAGCGAGAGCATCGCGCAAGCCTATCAGGACCTGGTGCAGATGGGCATTCGGCAGGACGTCGATAAAATCATCCAGGCGCACTCGCAGGCCGCCACAGCCTATAACACGACGGCCGAGGCCCTGGGGCCGGCCGTGGGCGCGCTGGTGCAGACGCTGAACGTGCCAGCAGACCAGCTCGGTTCCGCGATGGCCGCGATGGCGCAGGCGAGCAAAGAGGGACGCTTCAAGATCGAGGATTTTAGCCGCGAGCTGCCAGGCGTTGCGGCGCAGATGGCCTTGCTGGGCATGAAAGGGCGGAGCGGTGCCGACGTCACCTTCGCAGCTCTGGAGACCGTTATGCGCGGATCCTCAAATCCGAGCAGCGCCGCCACCGGCCTCACCAATGTGCTGGAATATATCCGCACGCCTTTCGCCATGAAGCACTTCGAAAAAGCCGGCGTGGACCTGGACCATATTTTGCGGAATGGCTTGCGCAAATCCCACGAGGGCACCGGCAATGTGCTCGATGAACTCCTCGACTATTTGTCGAAGCGCACAGCGACGATGAACGAGGGAGACAAGATTGAGTGGTTGGGCAAGCTGTTTCACAACCAGACGGCCGGCAGCGCGGTGCTCACCCTCATGCAGCAGCGCGGCACGTACGAAAGCCTCAAGGCGCAACTCGACAAGGTCGATCGCGGCATCGTCGATCGCGACACAGTCAGCGCGATCAATGCGCCAGTCGTGCAGCTGCGCATGATGGGCGAAGTGCTGGAGCAGATCCAGGAACGGCTTGGCGAGGGCTTCCTGCCGG